CAGACACTGCGGTAGTTTTTGCAGAGTCGCCTTCGGTTAGAATAATTGTGCAAAGTTTTGACTCTTTCGTACCAGCCTTATTAGCGTCGTCCAATTTTGGAATGATCACTCGATTCGTTTTCTTTCCATCTGTTTTTGATATATTTTTCTTTTCTTTTGCTTCGGCAAGACTTAAAATTTTATCTACGATTCCTATCTTCATGATGTTCTTAATAAAATCATCAGGAAAAGTAAACTTGCTTCCAAAGTCAGATGCTTTTGTAATGTGCTTGTCTTTAGTCTGAGATGAAAAAGAAGGATTTACAATCAAAGAATTTACAAATAGAAAAAGATTGTCTCGAACATATTGAGGTTTAATAGTAATATTCTTGTGTTTTTCTTGAATTACTTCGCATAATTTTTTAATGATTGGAAAAATTACGTGTTCTACATGAGTACCTCCGTCCGCTGTATTAATACCATTTACAAAAGACACACAATGAAATCCATTGTCAGAGGAAGCTACAGCTACCTGCCAATTTTCAATTTCGTGAATGACTCTTGGAAATAATTTGCGATCTCCGATATACATAGAAATGTAATCATTAAAGTCCTTGATTTCCAATTTTTTAGAGTTTAGATAAACAGACACATTTTTTGATGTTATTGCACAAATATCATACACTCGCTTAGTCAGAACGTCTTTTGTTGAAGAGTCTAACTTTTCAACCCCGAACTTTTCAAAGTCTGGAAGAAATGTAATTTTAGTGTATTCCTTGGTCGAAGTCGTTATTTTTGGTTTTTCGATGATGCTGAGATTATTTTTAAAAGTCTGCGTGTATTTTTTTCCATCTTTGCATGTTTCAACACAAAACTCCTTTGAAAAAATCGCAGTTAGTTTAGCCCCGAGTCCGTTAAGTCCTCCGGTTGTTCTTTGCTGAGTATCGTCAAAATTGCTTGATGATAGAAGATTCGCAAATAAAAGTTCTGGAATATATATTTTGTATTCTGGATGAAGTTCAATTGGTATTCCAGAATTGTTAAATACGGACATATGACCAGAATCGGATATCTCAACTTTAATACAGTTTACATTTTTATTTCTCTGGATTTCGTCAGCTGCATTTGTTATTATCTCATCGAATAATTTATATATACCCGGATTCCACGTAATTTCTTTTAACTCAGTTTTATTTTCAGAATTTATTATCCAACAATCCGATGTTTTGCACCGAGTTTCTCCTATATACATACCAGGTCTTGCAATAACATGCTCGATTTGCGTATACTTTTTATAATTGTCTACCATTGTATCTACTCTCTGTATAATTAAAATTTTTAAACCAGTTATTTTTTTGCAATATTTATTTCATTTTTTGGATCATTTCAATGAGGCTTTGCTCTGTTATAAGACCTTGAAATCTTGCAGTACTATCTTTATACTTGATTATAGTATCAGGTATCGAGTAAAATTTATTCTCCATAAAAAAAGATGTAAATTCATCATTGTCAATTGAAATTTGGTATACAATAGAATCAGGGATTGAATTTAAAATTTTGTCTAATCTAACACATGGTTCGCACCAATCGGCGCCAATCTTAAAAAATACTATTTTTTCTCCGAAATCGATCAAATTAATAGCATTGTAGGTGTTTAAATCGGCGATGGATACTGACATTTATTGTAATACATTTATTTTAAGTTTGTAAATTAAAAATAAATAAATGTATTATACTAAATGAGCTTTTTAGACTTTTATACGCTTGATTTAACTACTATTGTAATTATTCTGTTGTCGTCTATGATAATTTACGCAATTATAAACTACATGTCAGACGAAAAAGACCAAAATAAGCTTAATATAGCAGGTATATCTCTTGGAGGTGGTATAGTATTAAGTTTATTCTATTCTTACATTACTCTGGAATCCGATATAATATCATCCGCGAATTATTGGGACTAATTATTGGGACTAATTGGTTTTTTAAAATATTTAATGAAATTAAATAATGTCTATTAGCCTTTCAAAATTTAATCCAAGAAAAATAGAAGAAAGACGATTATCTGGGGCTGGTCCGGCAACATGCGTTTTTATAGGAAAAAGAGGAACAGGTAAAAGTACATTAGTTGCAGATATTTTATATTATCTTCGAAAGATAAATGCGGGAGTTGCTATATCAGCGACAGAGGATGGTAATGCATATTACGCCAAATTTATACCCGATATTTTAATTCACTCTGAGTATAAACCAGAAATAATTCAACAGATAATAACACGGCAAAAGAAAGTTATTAATTCAGATAAATCGTCGCATGATGGTGACGTTTTTGTTCTTTTAGACGATTGTATGTACGATAAAAAAATGATACGTGATGTAAATATTAGAGGTATATTTATGAATGGAAGACACTGGCGTATAACTTTTATGTTAACTATGCAATATTGTATGGATTTACCGCCAGACTTAAGAGCTAATATAGATTACGTATTTATTCTAAGAGAAAATATAATTCAAAATCAAGAAAAATTATATAAGAACTTTTTTGGTATATTTCCACATTTTAGTGTTTTTCAAGATGTATTAAATAGTTGCACAGAAGGTTATGATTGCTTAGTACTCGATAATACATCAAAAAGTAATAACATTAAAGACTGTGTATTTTGGTATAAGGCAAAACCCAATAGAAATTTCAAAATTGGATCAAAAGAACTGTGGAAATACTGCAGGAAAAATTATGATGAAAAGAAAGCAAAAGATGTTCAAGAATTTGACCCTAAAAAACTTAAGAAGAAAAACACTCCGGGTGTGAGTGTTAAAAAATTACACTAACCAAAAGTTAGTATAGATCGTTCTTCTTTATTTATATACATATTCTTGAGAGTGTAATAAGACCTAAACGTTCGCTTCTTTTTTGGAAAAACAGTTCTTCTTTTAAACCTTCTTAAGTAATAAAATAATGTTAACTGATCAACGACTACTAAATTGCATATTTCGTTAAAAAGTTTAGAAATACAACAAACTGTTATATTTTCTTTCAGTGTTCTGTTTTTAATAATTAAAGATAGTATATCAGGATCATTCATTTAATATAAAAGAATACAGTATTTTTATATTATATTAAATGAATATAATTAATAAACTTCTTAAAATTCCTCAACATGAACAGAGATCTGATGCGTGGTTTAAACAGCGAGAAAATAAATTAACAAGTTCAGATGCTGGCACGGTTTTAGGTATTAATCCTTATCAAAAACCACATCAGGTTCTATTTAAAAAATGCGGACACGATTTTAACCCATTTGTTGGAAATATTGCTACTCGTCATGGGCAAAAATACGAAGATGAGGCTATTTCTAAATACTGTAAAATAACTGGTCAAGTTAATTATAATTTTGGGCTTATTGAATACGAAGACGTTCACAACAGTAAAGATTATCCATGGTTAGCTGGTTCCCCCGACGGTATAGCAATTGTCAAAGATGACGTAGACGCAGAACCTATTCTTCTGGAAGTTAAGTGTCCATATAAAAGAAAAATTAAAATGGGCGAGATTCCGGAATACTATGTTCCGCAAGTACAATTAAATATGTTTATATGCGATGTAAAAGTGGCAGATTTCATAGAATATCTTCCTCCAGATACAATGAATATAGTAAGAGTTTATAAAGACGACAAATGGTTATCTCGCAACTTGAAAGTACTGGACGACTTCTGGAAAGAAGTAGAATATTACAGATGTAATAACATTAAAACTCATCCAAAATTTCCGAAGCCGAAACGAATTTTGGATCTTACTTCTGAAAATAATGACGAAGAAGAAACTGTAAATTTAGACATTTACTCATTTAGGGACTGAGTCTATCATTGATAATTGCAAAAAAAGATATTACTTAAAAGAATATAACATTAACAGTTAACAATGGGTATCCGAGGACTCAATACCTTAATTAAAAAATTGGCTCCAGAAGCACTATTAAATTGCGATGTATCAAAGTATAACGGAGCAACTGTAGCAATTGATTGTAGCATACTATTATACAAATTTAAATATGCATCGAGAGCAGAAAATTCACACCTTGTTGGTATTGCTAATCGCGTTAAGTTTTATTTAATGAATGGAATATTACCTGTTTTTGTTTTTGATGGAATTCCTCCTGAAGCTAAGAAGAATACGATCTCAAAGCGCCACGCTAATCGTGAAAAATTATACTTAAGACTTGAAGAATTAAAAAAAATTATTCCGGAGACAGATGAAGAAAATAAATTTAAATCGGACGAAATTGAAAAGGTAATGTGTCAGCTTATAGTAATTAAAAAAAATCATATAGACGACAGCAAGGAGCTTTTAGAAAAATCTGGTATTCCATATTGCACGGCACCTAATGATGCTGAAAAATATTGCGCATTTTTACAGGCAAATGGTTACGTAGATTATACGGTCACCGACGATACAGATGCAATTACGTTTGGATGTAAGAGAATTTTAAAAACTTCAATAAGTAAAACTATAATAGAAATTGACACAGAACTAATTCTTGAAAAATTTGAAATGACAAGTGCTTCATTTGTAGATTTTTGTATATTATCAGGCTGC